GTTATGATACCAGAAGCTACGAAAAGATCAGTTACGAATGCACTAGAAATACCTGCAGTGGTGATAATTCCAGAGTTTATGTAACCATTATCAGCTGATAAAGTTGTGGTATAAAGATCAGTTACAATACCTGAAGCTACATAACCATTATTAGCTGATAAAGTTGTGGTATAAAGATTGGTTATGATACCTGAAGCTACATAACCATTATTAGCTGATAAAGTTGTGGTATAAAGATTGGTTATGATACCTGAAGCTACATAACCATCATTAGCTGATAAAGTTGTAGTGTAGAGATTGGTTATGATACCTGAAGCCACATAAGCATTTGTAATGTTAAAACTAGTAGCGATACCACCATTAATATTTGCAGTATCAATATACTCTGTAGTTACAAATAAGGTTGTAACAATACCAGAAGTTGCAAAGAAATCATCTACTCTAGCGCTTGTGATTCCAGCTGTGGTTACAATACCAGAAGTAGCAAAGAAATTGTCGATTCTACCACTAGAAATCCCTGCAGTGGTTACAATACCAGAAGTAGCAAAGAAATCATCTACTCTAGCACTTGAAATTCCTGCAGTGGTTACAATACCAGAAGTTACGAAAAGATTATCTATTCTAGCGCTTGTGATTCCAGCTGTGGTTACGATACCAGAAGTAGCAAAGAAATCATCTACTCTAGCACTTGAAATTCCTGCAGTGGTTACAATACCAGAAGTTGCAAAGAAATCATCTACTCTAGCACTTGAAATTCCTGCAGTGGTTACGATACCAGAAGTAGCAAAGAAATCATCTACTCTAGCACTTGAAATTCCTGCAGTGGTTACAATACCAGAAGTTGCAAAGAAGTTGTTTACTCTACCACTAAAGATTCCTACATCGTTTAGAACTGCCGTATTAACAACTGTCAAGTCATATAAATTTGTTTGACCAGCAAGTGGATTAGTAAACTTTATAACATTTGTGCTAGAAGATCCGACTTGAGTATGTGCAGAAGATATGCCAACACTTCCTATTCCAATAGATGTTACTGTTGTCCCCAAAGAAATTTTATTACCGGTCGTATCTTCAACCAGATATCCTACCCTAATATTATTTGTTGTAATACCCGAAATAAAATTTGGATTTACATCATTTAAAGTCGCTGTTCTAGTTACAAATGGATCGTAAAAAACGTTTAGACTTCTTAAAAATAACTCACCCTCAAATACTCCGTCACCGATGCATATAAACTTTAAATCTGGAAGATTAATCGATGATGAAGTAGTTCCAATACCAATAAAGCTTTTATTTACGAGACTTTGGGATACTGTAGCACCAAAACCAGTTCCAACCAAGTAATGGCCGCCGGGGGTCACCCCATCATGCACGACTGCTACATCTACAGTGGTGTCAATTGTTACTTCTCCTAATGCCCCCGTAAATACTGTATGTTCGGCTGATGTTCCTCTTCTAAGCTGTACCTGTTTGGTCATAGTACTATACGACTCAAATTACTATTTCTTCTGATTTATTTATCAGAATTAAATGATGACTGTATAGGTTCTTGGTATTTGATATGGATTATTAATAGATATTGCATCAATAGAAATTGTATACATTGTGCCAATGCCTGTGTAAAGAGAATACGTAAAGGATTGTTTGCCAGAAGATAGTGTAAAGAATGATCCAAATCCAGTTGCAGGTCTAGTAGTATTATTATCAGATGCGCCGACAATATTGAATATACTAAGTCCTTTGATTGCAGGAATAAACTTAATGTTTGGATGAATTAGTTGACCAGAAACATTAATTGCACCAATTCCTGATATAGAATATCCATTAATTTTTCTTGTAGATGCATCACCAAAGGTGTCAAAGAGTCCAATTCCAACTTTTGTATATACCTTTTTGTATTCAACAATTCCATTACCAGAAATTTTATAGAGAACTGTATCACTTGGAATCTTAGCTCCAAATGATTGAGATACACCGTCAATTGTAAATAGGTTACCAAATCCAACGTATACCTTAGTTCTAGAATTAGAAGATTGTCCTGAAAAATCAAATAATGCAGTATTTTCTCCAGCACCAGATATAACTTTAATATTTGCATATCCACCAGAAATAACGTGAGTGCCTATTCCAGTAAATGTATAAGTTGCAATTTCCGAAGTAATTGCATTTCCAGATATTGTAAATAGTTGAGTATTCTCTGGTGGATTTGCAACAAAGCTTACATCTGCAGAATCTTGGTCATCACATGTAACAATGACATTATCACATGTATCATAAGTATGATCAACTGTTCTAGAAATAAATACAATGTTTCCTGATCCAGGATAGTTTGGAACGAAGAACGCAGAACTTTGTCCACTGAATGAAATACTTCCTGCAGATTCATAGGATTTTGTTTTTCTTTCAGAAGTAATTCCTGATGAGAATGTATAAAGAACAAAGTCTTCTGAAATATCTGATGAATAAGATTCTAGAGCAGTTCCGGAGAAGGAATATAATACTGTATTCTCTGGCGTATTTGCTGAATAAACATTTGTAGAGGTTGATTCAACAGAAATTATACCAGAGCCATCGAATGAACGTTTTCTAAGTATTAAAGCATTGCTACCAATACTAATATTACCACTTGTAAAGTAAGAATTAGCTCTTACAATTATTGTCGGTAATACTTGATTGATAAATATGTTACCGGAAGTTCCTGGATTCTTATCGTTACCATAATAACCATATACCTGAATTTCCCTGTCAGAAGAAATACCAGAAATTGTAGTAACGCCAGAAGTAATATATGTTGCTCTAGTGAAACTCCAAGACTTGCCTACACCAGGACCTCCAGGATAAGCTTCCGTGTCTTGCGGACTGAATCCAGAAGCTACTATAAATGGACCTTGACCTTTGTATGGAATAAGTAATTTTGTAATCGCTTGGGATAATATTCGTATCGTTCCTATACCAGAACCCAAATTAAAATCACCAATCTGGAATCCATATCTATTAGAGTATGTTTTAGCATCACGAGGATTACCATCACCATCCGGCGCAGTTCCTACGCCAACACCGAACTTAATACCTGTTGTGCCAATACCAATATTCTTTTCAATACCATAATGTGGAGTGTAATCAATTTTTGGATGTAATAGTTCTCCAGAGAAAACTAGTATCGGAGTATTTTCAGGTGGATTTAAAGTTTTAGATATGTTAGCAATTCCAGAAATACTAAAGAGTTGAGTATCTTCTGGTGTTTGTGCTGAGAAGGATTTTAGAGCAGTTCCAGAGAATGCCGCACTACCTACTCCAACATAAGATTCCGCACTCCTTTCTACAAGTGATCCAGAGATTTGAATTCCTGTAGTTCCAATACCAATATTCTTCTCAATACCATAGTGTGGAGTATAATCTACAAATGGATGTATAATCGAAGTATTAGTAATTACAATATTACCACCACTTTGATCTATTGGCCGTGGATATAGGTGGTCTCCTGGATTTATACCATATACTTGTATCTCTCTTGTTGAAGAGACTCCAGAAATACTAAAGAGTTGAGTATCTTCTGGCGTTTGTGCAGAGAATGCCTCCAGTGCAGTTCCAGAAATACTAAAGAGTTGAGTATCTTCTGGTATCTGTGCAGAGAATGCCTCTAATGCAGTTCCCGAAACAAGTATAGTTTCTATGCCAACATAAGAATCTACATCCTTTTCTATAGCAATTCCAGAAATACTAAAGAGTTGAGTAGATTCATCAGCATCTTTTACGAATCGTTCAACTAGTGTTCCAGAGATTTGAATTCCTGTAGTTCCAATACCAATATTTTTCTCAATACCATAATGTGGTGTATAGTCTATAAATGGATGTAATAGTTCTCCAGAAATACTAAAGAGTTGAGTATTCTCTGGTGGATTTGAAGTTATAGATTCTGTAGAAATTCCAGAAATACTAAAGAGTTGAGTATTCTCTGGAGTCTGAGCTGAATAAGCTTCTAAAGCAATTCCAGAGAATGCCTCACTACCAACTCCAACATAAGATTCTGTGTTCTTCTCTACAAGTGATCCAGAGATTTGAATTCCTGTAGTTCCAATACCAATATTCTTCTCAATACCATAGTGTGGTGTATAGTCTACAAATGGATGTATAATAGAAGTATTGGTGATTGCAAATAATCCGGAAGTAACAATATCTTGATATACAGCTATTTCTCGGCAAGAAGCGATTCCGGATAAAGTATAAATTGGAACGTCACCGGTATATCCAGTAATACTAAAGCTCCAAGACTTACCTACACCGGGACCTCCAGGATAAGCTTCCGTGTCTTGTGGACTGAATCCATTTACAACATTAATAGATCCAAATGGTATGGAAGGCGCTGAGGTTTCTGTTATGGATCCAGCATCATCTACAGATCCAGTATCGTTTTCAGTTATTGAACCATAATCATAAAAATCATTTGTTGGATGCGTTGGTTGTCCACTCAACGGTCCATAATCAGAACTTTGAAGATTATTTAATGAAAGGTAAGCAAAATCAAATACTGAATCTCTATTATATGAATATGATATACTTTCAATTAACGTGCCTATTGAGAATAAAGTTCCAGTTCCAGTTATTACTGGAACATAAACTTGAATATTTTGTGTATTTGTTCCAGAAATTGTAACCAATCCGGAAGTAATAATATCTTGATATACAGCTATTTCTCGGCAAGAAGCGTTTCCGTCAAAATATAAAGAGAGAGTATCTTCTGGCGTTTGTGCTGAATAAGCTTCTAAAGCGGTTCCAGAAATACTGAAGAGTTGAATGTTTTCTGGCGTTTGTGCTGAATAAGCTTCTAAAGCGGTTCCAGAAATACTAAAGAGTTGTGTGTTCTCTGGTGGATTGGTTGTAACCTTCTCAACAGCACCAGATACTGTGAACAGAGTTCCTGATCCAACCCAAGCACCAGTGTATTTGAGATCGTTATATGTTCCAGAAATACTAAAGAGTTGAGTTTCCTCTGGAGTTTGTGCGGAGAATATCTCTTCAGCGGATCCGGATAATGTTGAAGATCCAAATGGAATTACAGGATAAGAACTTGGTTGCGGTTGCGATAATATTGATCCAAAGTCATCAAGGAAATTCCCTGGTATATGATTGGAAGTTATTAAGCCATAATCTTCAATAACTTGAATATCATCAAAAAGACTTCCATAATCTAAGATTGGATTATAGATAGAACTTAAATTGTATGATTTTGTGTGTTTTTCCAATGCAGTGGTTGCTGCACTGGAATCGATTCGCAGTGTACCAGAAGAAACATAAGGTCTAACTGTTCTTTCTAATCCACCGCCAATTTCAAATACAGTACCGTTTCCAGCCCAAATTTTAACTGATGGTGAAGTTTGTTTTCCACTTAGAGTGATATCTCCAGAACCCACATACTCTTTAAGAATTGTATTAGAACTACTTTCTTGTTTTAGTATTGATCCAAAAGGAGTAATTGTCGAAGAATTATAAGTCCACCCAAAGTCTTCATAATTTCCATTTATAAAATTATTTGTACTATAATTTGGAACAGGTTGAGCCGGTAAAGAATTTGAGCCAGAATTATAATCGATACTACTATCCACAGAGGATGTAATGCTGCCTGAATCCTCTTGAGAATAAGTATTTACACTGATCGAGTTATATTCATAAATGTTCATTTGGAATTCTTACCAACATCTATAAATCTTAAAAAAGGAGGATCGCTACAAAAAAGCAACCCTCCATTCACAATTAATATTATTAAATTGATTGTTAAATATCAATCAAGAGCAACATTTAATGTAATTTTAATTTGATCACCATTATTTTGAATTGCGTATGGACCATTTGTAAATCTTTCAGCATACATAATAGAACTATAAAGAGTTGCGGTATTCAATCCAACAACCGTATTTAATATTGGATTGATAGAAGGAGTTGTAAAGAACTCATTTGCATTAGGAACTGAGAATACTGTATAAACATTAGAGTCATGTCTTGTGTTTCCTGCTCCTGCAGCAATATAAAGGATATCACCCGCTACAAGTTGGTGACCTGTTGCTTGAATCTTAGCAAAACTAAATGATATTGTAGGACCAGTAGCAACTTGAATATTATCAATTAATGGTTTATCTAGATAAACTACTTTTAATGCCCTATCAAGTCCAATTACTTTTGTGCCAGTTTGAATGCCAGCATTTCCACCAACAGTCATTCCAAGAGTTAAATCGTCAATAGTAATATCTGGATCGATAACAACATAACTATTTCCTACGACACCAATCGTTGGATCACTAGCGCTTCCTTTTGTAATTGTAGTTCCAATACCAACTGACGCATAGTGAACTTTGCCCTGGACGGCGATAGGCATGTTATTTGCACGAGTTACATGGTAACCGTAAACATTGCCAGCATCTCCAGTGAATGTAAAAGTTTGTTCTGGATATGTTGCTGTTGTGCCAGAACCTACTTGATTAATTCTCCAACGTGAACCATTAAGAAGAATACCTGTCTGAGAAGTGTAAGATTGATCTGATCTATTATTGACACAATATGGATAACCCGTATATGGAGCAAATCCATATGAATTTGTGTTTCCAATACCATATGGTTCATAATATTCAGTTGCAGAAGGAACATCCGACTCAGCTGGAGTGGTGTTACTTGTAAAAAGTTTTAAAACTAGGTTTCTGGGAGACTGGTCAGCAAGACTTGCAGTATGGTTGTTGTTTGCAACCAAGTATCTGAGTGACTCAAGTTCTCCAATATTTGGAACTAATAGTGCCATTTAAACAACTCCCCTACAGGTATGATTTTAATAACTATCTTTATTTATAATTTTAATTTTAAAGAAACTAGAAAACGATTTATATTGTTTACCGCAATAACATCAAAACTAAGTATATCACCAGCTACAATAGTTTTATTCCATCCAGTTAATGTGTCATTTCGAACTTTTCTGGAATTTGTCATTTGCGGATAAACACCACCAACTATTGAAGTAAAAGTTGGAAAATCATTGTAGTTAGATTTTTTAATATCTAAAGTTAAATTACCTTGTTGATCAGATAAAATTACAAGAGATTCTATGACCCCACTTACATCTATAGTAAAAGATCCTTTATTTCCAGGAAGCATTGTTATTGATCCGCTATCAATAACATAATTAAGCGTTCGTGTTAGATCTGCGGTTGTTGAAAGAGCTATGATGAAAACATCATCTCCTGAATTTGGAGCAACGGTAAATATAACATTATTTGTCGAAATAACATAATCCTCAAGGGGTTCCATTACAAGATTATTTTTAACTACAATTAGTTGTTGAGGATTAGTAGGCACATATGCAGTCCCGCTTGCATTTAATGTAAAGGTTTTTGCAATTCCAGTAAATTGAGAATTTATATTGTCAAGAATTATATTTCCATATTGAATAGATTTTGTTGGAATTTCATAATCAACTCCAATTCTAAATGGACCGGGTTCATTTAAAGTTACTATGTAATCTGTCATTATGATACCCCCGGTGTTACCAGAACATTTCCTTGCACTGCCCTAGTTCTGTAAGCATTAGGTGAAATAAGAATTACATCATAAACATAACGACCACCTTCAATCGCATCAGTTGCAGTGTGTCCCATGGAAACTGCAATTTTTCCATTTAATAAATCTACAAATGTAAGAGTTAAGGGATAAGCAGTAGAGGATGTTGGATGTTTTCTAATTGAAGAAATACCCGTATATCCAGTCAAATTTAATGGTGCATTATTAGTATTCCTAATTGTAAAGGTAGCCTGAAAGTCAACCCCTTGTTCAAGAACTAAGTTTACATTCCTTGCCGCCATTATAGTAGTCCGTTTTTAACTATTTATGATCAGGGGTCTAATTTAGATAAAATTAATTTCATCATATCTTTAATTTCATCTACATCAGACTTTAATTTTTGAATTTCATTTTGGTCTTGAATAACTAAATTTTTATGATGCATATAATTATCGTAGTCCGATGAAGAACAATTTAAAATTGCTCCAGATTCGGGGTCTCTATATAGGGATGGATTGTTTTCAATTGGTATTAAATTCATTTTATACTGTAGCTATTGCTCTAAAATCTTTTATTTGAGGCACGTAAGAGGAGTTAGTTCCTGTCATTAAAATTTTAATTTGAAATCCTTGGAATTGTGGTAGATCCTTAGCATTAAATTCATAAGATAGGAATTCACCAATAGAGTTGGAAGATGGAACATTTGTATCTGGTAACCCATTATTATTAGAAGAATTTATTACATTTTGATTCACATCTAAATTTGTATAACCTGGGAATAATTCCCATAAAGGACTTGAATTTTGGTCAGACCTAAACAGTCTAAACAACACTCTTATATCATTTGTAGAATGTCTGTAAGCATCAAACATAACTTTAAGGTTGTCGGAAGATCTTTCCAAATTAACGATTTTACTTAGATAGACTGCCGCTGTTGGATCTGATCTTGATGTATTAATTCTAAAATCATTAACATAGTTAGTTACTTTAGAATTAATTCTATTTGCAATAGAAATCAAATTTACCCTATCTAAATCTATGACAGGAGACACTAAAGGATTATTAGTTGTCATATCCACTTCCAAAGTAAATGACTTGAATCCTGGGAAATTAGACAAGTAAGTAGTCTCATTTACTTTTGAAGCAATAATTCTTGGAGATTCGAAATAAGTCGTTTCATTTAAAGATACAGTTTGAAATCCTTGATCCACAAATGCTATTAAATTTGAATCTGGTGTAGATCCAGAAAAAGTTCTTGCTCTAGCTGAAAGGCTTGTTCCTGTTGGCAATATACTTTGAATACTCGGTCTAATTGCATTAAACGGAATATTTTGAGTTGCTTTTGGGCCTCTGGGTGATCCGGCAAGAGGAACAATATCGTAAGAACCACAAGATTTACTAGAGGAGAAGTGTAATTCTGGGAATGAATTTACATTTAAAGAAGCTCTATCGGTAATTGCCACTCCAGCAATTCCACCTTGAGGTATCTTTATATAATAATAATCTAAATCATTTGGATATTTAGATTGATCTGCATCAGCTAGGCTATGAGTCTTATTTATTCTGTTTAAAGATACTCCAGATAATTCATACTTATATACAGAATTTCCAATCGGATAAGATCCTGAAGTAGATCCTCCAATATTTCTCTGAATTCCATTAAGTGAATTTGTAGAAGTAACAACTCCAGTATACTTAATAATCTCATCTTCTATCAATATATATCCTGGATTCAAATTACTAACCGGCAAGTTTTCAAAAGTTGTTAATATTCCAACAGAACTTACTACGATTGCACTAGTAGAAGATGGAGAAACTGAAGAAGTCAATGTTACAGGTCTACTATCTGATTCTATACCAGTTAGAGTTACAAAATCATTATCCGCATACATTCCATGATTATTATGATAAACTCTAAAATGAAGTCCATCTGACTTTATACTTGAATATCTTACAGTTACTCCTGATAAATTTGTCAGACCACCGCTTGCAATATAACTCAGCGAGTCAATTGCATTTTCCTTTATAACGCCTTGAACTCTATCTAAAATTAAAGAATTGAAAGAAGATATTATACCAATATTGTTTGGTATTGTTAAAACAAGATTTTTACCTCTATTATCAGTATTTGAAAAATCAATACCTAATGAATCTCCAGCAGTATATCCAGTGCCACCAATAGAAACAGTGGCAGCAACAGCAACTCCTCCAGTAACTGTAAGATTTATTTTTGCACCTACACCAGTTCCACTCAGAGATATTAAATTAACATTGGAATAAGTTCTGGAAGTAGAAGTAAAAGACGTACCGACATTTGTTAGTGTCAATGTACTTCCTATTCCAATAGCTCCTGCAATATTTGTAAGTTTTGCGGAGAAATTGGGATTATTATTTTGCAACACTGTTGTTCCAGGAACTAATGCATTTTGTTCTGCAGAGGTAAGACTTCTAGCAATACCTACTAATGCAGACCTAGAAATAGTATCAATCGGATTAGTTCTTAAAGTTGTAATTTGATTATTTCCAATATTCAATTCTGGATTATAGAATCTTATTGTAGAAGTTCCTCTATAAAAATCGGCTCTATAAATCGTTAGTTTCAGATCTTCAAGTTGACTTGGATCCCAAGTAGCTCCATTTTGAGATTTAAATAAAGATCCTAATAATGGTTGTGAAGAAACTACAACTCTTTCAGATTCAACTCTACCTACGGTTGTAATATCTTGTTCTCCCATTCTGGAAATCCAAACCGTGTATTCATCGGAAGCTGAAAGTAAAACAACACAATACGCTTGACCGCCTTCACAATAAACTGGAGATGGAAATGTAAATGTTGTAGCGGTTAATCCATTTTCAGAAATATTGACTTGAGATGGGTCTAATATCACTTCACCAAAAGGAAGAATTTCTTGTGTTGGCAAACCAGTTTGCATAGTTCTGACTTGCATTGTAACTGGAAGATTTCTAGTATCTTTTGTTCTGAAAAATACATCTACCTTGGTAATAAAGATTCCTGGATTTTCTGGCACTTCAAATGATTGTGCTAAAGGATCAACCCACCTTGTTTGTCTTACAACTCTATCAGTGAATGATGTTGATGCTACAGTCCGAGTGTCTGTAGATGTCGTTGTTCTTGCATCAGTTCTAATATTTCTCTCGATGGTCGCATTTCTAACTCGGAGGGTAAGTTCTTCAATATTACTAATAGATCCACTAGCAGTATAAGATGCTTCGGCAGCACTAGATTCAGTACCTCCAACTGTAGTGTTTTGCTCACTTGATGTTAAAGTAAATGTTTTTGTTCCAGTTGAAAATGTAGTGGTTGAAGTTAGTGTTGGCTGAGGAATACGGAATGATCCAATAAGAGTTCCTGCTTCATCACTAATAAGTCTTAAATTATTAATTCTAGCTACTGCACCACTTGTTTCTCCACGTAATTGCATTCCATTTACAATGTAACCATAAAATCCAGATGCAGCTTGTAATTCTAAACTTGCGGTATCTACATTTAGTAAAGATGTAGTACTAGAATATGAAGCGGGAATAGTTTCACTGGTATTATATGGATTAGTGGCAAAAACTTGAGTTGGATTGTTGTATGGACCATACTTGTGATTCAATTTAGCCAATCTAAATCTAATAGAAACCGTTCCTGAAGTTCCAGTAACAGCTTCTCCCAAAGAGAAAGTTCCACTCTGCATTTGTATTTCAATTAGTTTTGGAACAATGTATTGAGTTACAGCTACATTATCAAAAAATGCATATAGTCTAGTTCTTGGTTTTAATCTTCTACCAATAAATTCTATATTTCTAGAACGCATTATATGAATAATATCTGTTGATACTACTCTATCTCCAAGATTGGTGGTATCAGTTTGTTCAGTAACTCTAAATTGAATTCCCTGTCTACTTTGATTGTTAGTAGTTAAGGTAGTTACATTATTAAAATCAATATAATTATCTCTTAATGTTGTTGTAGTAGTGATTGGAATGCCTCTGCCGCCCACGAAGCGGCCACGGCTTGTTACGCTGGAAAGAGTGTCAGTTCCGGTTTGAATTCTACCCACAGGAACGCTTGAAGTTTGTCTAGTTCCAGTCCAGGTAGTTTCCCAAGATCCCCAATCTATGGGAGATAATCCAGTATTTGTATCAACACCAAGTTGAGCAATAGTATCAGCATAATTACCTTCTTGATCAATAGTTCTTGCACTTCTTCTAGTTTCAACCCAAGTATCCGTTGATGGATTTAATTCTATTGTACCAATCCAATTTACTACATTAAAAGGATTGACATTTTCTGATCTAGTAGCAAATCTATTTTGCAACCATTGGGTATCAGTATATCTTAAACAAACAATATCTCCAACTTTAACAGCATTTGGCGTTCCAAGATCTCTAACGAATCTCAAATCTGCATTTGGATTAGACGTATTTGCAACTCCTATAACTGCTTCTGATCCAAGTAATAAATCAATAGAAGTCGTATAGTGTTGAGGTCTAACTAGCCCCTCAGCCGTATCGGTACTACATCTATTAAGAGGATCTCCCACGGCTCCTGATAAGTTTGATCTAAAATTATCAACTAAAAATCCACACTTGAACTTATCTAAACGAGTTGTTGCATCTCTTATCACTAAACTTTTGGTATCAGTTTCTAGTAAACTCAATGAACTATAATATTCTACATTTTTTAATCTATCTTCAAGTTTAGATATATCTTGCATTCTATATCTCTTATGAGATGTTACTCTAACTTGTACTTGTTGAATATTATATACATATGCAGGTAAAGATATCGTAGCAACTTCAATAGCACTATCAACTGAATCTGGAGATACGGGATTTATTGATGGAACACCTTCCTTTAAAATAAATTCACCACTTCTATCCAAATAAAGTCTATCAATTCTCGGAAGGTAATACTTATAAGATAAATTTAAATTTTTACTTTTTGCTAAGACAAATGAGGATGAATTTGTAGAAGAATCAAAAGTTCTTGCACCCCATTCAAATGGAGAAAGAGTCGCGGTAGATGGATTATATGGAGAAACTCTTGGACGTAAATCTATAAGATCGGTTACGGGTGCGCCATTGAAGAAAATTTTATCATTGCTAAATCTATTAATATCATAAGAGTTTGCTACAACTAAATTTCCAGTATCTGAAGAATTTATAAAATAGTGATTGAATATTATTTTTAACTTTTTACTGGGAGCTGTAGTAGAATCTTTTCTTTGAATATACGAATAATTTACAATATCTTGTTCTTGCCCGTTATTAAAAATGAAATCATTTATAATATTTCGATCTCCTTCTATTGTATAATCTACAATTGCAGTTATATTTGACTCCAAAAAAGTAACTTTTTCATCTTTTATAAAAGAATTTTCATTTACATAAACGAAATCAACTCTATTAGATCCATTATTAGCTATTAACATAGCTCTGGCGTTACTAGAATCTCCATATATGATTTCACCGTTTATCGAATTTAAAATATTTGAACTCAAATTAATCATTTGCAATTTTGGAACATCTGGTTCATTTGTATCATTAGATTCAAAAATTGCTACTAATTCTGTAACATCTGGTGTCTGTAAAGAAATTTTATCATCTTGAACTCTTGTTCCATAAATGGAACTGTAAGTTAATCCATCATCTAAACTCGTTGATCCAATACCAGATCCAACCTGAGAAGATCTTACGATATTTAAAATCGCACCTCTCTTGTGAATCTTTCTTCTTGCCTGTAAATTTTGTTTTTTGAGGGTTGCTATTAAAGTTGCAGATCCACTAGCTACGCTTAAATCAACAAAAGTTACTGTTCTACCAGCAGTAATTGTAAATTTAGTTTCATCTAATGGTTCAATTGCACCATTAGCATAAATTATTGTATAATCTTCTTCATCAAAAGGTTCTGCAGTTATAGTAGTATCCGATTCTAAAGTTACCGTAAAACTGTTTGAAGCAATATTTACTGGATATGATTTTCTAAAAACCAGATTACCATTACTAAGATCTACAGAATCTATATTGTTATGTTCTAATCTTTCATACAAATAAGCTTGTGTAGAATTTAATATTCTTGGAGCTACTTTAAAAACTTCGTTAGATGTAACTGATCCAGTCGGAAGAGATCCTGAACAAACATTACTAATATTAGTAGTCGCTTGAACTACTATAGACCTAGATGAAGCATTTACACTCGTTACTCTATTAAAAGTGGGTATGGTTTCACTAGGCTTAGTATAAGAAATTATGTCTCCGGTACGAATTCCTACACCAAAATTTATGTTAGAAGTCGTTATTGTACTTATTCCAGAATTACTTGTAGATATAGTAAATCCAGAAGTTACTGGCGCTAATAAAATATTTTGATTTAATATCGTATCTGCGGTAAAAATATTTCCACTTAATCCAGTACCTGCTAGTTGACGGACATCAGAGATTGAATAATTATCTGCTTTAGAGATAATTCTACTATTTTCTACACCATTTATTATTATAGCTTCTTGTATTGAAAATTTTCCGGTGGTTTGATAAAGAACTAATTCATTAGTATTTGAGGCATTTTTAGCTAAAAATCCTGTTGCTCCGCTATTTTTGCCTTCAATATAAGCTGGAGTTGTTAAAGTAATCGTTGTGTTTAAATTTATATATGTGTAAATTTGTATATCGAATAAAACTGTTTGAAATACTGACGCTGCGTTTAAATATGCAGAATTTTTTAATTTTAAATCATAAACTCTTGCAACACCAACTTGAATTCCGGAAGCACTTCCAGGTGTAGAAGTGCGATTAGAAAATAATCTAACCTGACTTGTAGTGCCAAAACCTACATTTGTAGTTCCAAATACATTATTTAACTCAAGTTGATTGCCCAAATTTACGGTTACTGATGTATTATTATTTTCAGCGGTTGTTCTTGGTTTTTTACTATCTAAACTTATAGTATTAATAGTTTCAACTTCATACCCTTTTACATAAGCTTTACCAGGGGATATTTGCAAAGTTAATAAGTCATCACTCGGAATATTACCCTGTTTTGTCAATTGTGAGGGATTAAATATTCCATCATTACCTATTCCATCATTTAAAGATTCTTTAGCAGAAACAGTAAATGGTTTTATATAATAATCACCAGATTCATCATGAGTTCTTCTAGCTAAAGTATCTAATATTAATTTGTCTAACTCTACTTTTTTGAAAAACTTAAGTAAGTTACCATTCTCAATTCTCATCAATTCTATAAAACTTTCATCATTAAAATCTTCTAAACTTTTTTTTGCTAAAGATGCTGATATTTTTAATCTATCTGCTCCTGGAGCTGCAAAATTAGAGAATCCTCTGGCATTATCAAAAAGATCTTGATTAATCACTGATGCTACTGCTATCTCTTCGTTTATATTAAGTCCAATACGATATGAGGGAGAATTAGAATATTGATCTAATATCAAAGTTTCAGCAAAAACATCTACAAAAAATCCTCTAATAAAATAAACACCATTTTCTATTTTAACTGCAGATCCTGTAGCTGCAGCATCAGTGGTAATACAAGTCGCAAAAGTCGAATCTTGTCTGATGCTCCCCACTCCATAGTCGATTGTTTCTATAGATACTAAATCTTCTCCATCTTTAAATTTCGTTGAAGTAAAATCTGTTTCTCCTGAACCCTGATACTTAACATATAATGTATAATTATTATTTTCAGATTCTGAATCAGTAATAATACTCTCAACCTTGGCTATGACACCACTTGAAGATCCTTTTATCTGTTTTCCAACAAAATTAGAAAGATATAAAGATACTAATAATCCTAAGTGAGTTGGATCTATTTGAATACAAGTGTATTCAGAGTCATAAGCAATACTTCCGGGTATGACAACTGCACCTTCTTTTAAAAAGTGTTTTCCAAATTTTTCAACTTGATCTTGAAGAACAGATTGTAGTGTTGTTAATTCTCTCGCTTGTATTGGAGTTCCTGGCTTAAATAATACCCTTTGATAATTTTTTGACTTGTCAAAATCATCAAAATATGGAGATGTGTTAAGATTGGTATTTTGTGCCATTTTATTTTAGAACTCCAGTATAACTTTGATATCTTCCTTTTGATTTGCAGATCTTGGAATTGGGGCCCTGTTATCTATGTATA